CTTCAATACCACGAAGTCAAGATCAACATCGAACTTCGCCCATTGGACGAATGCTTGTTCGCTGTCGGTGCCGTCAGCCCAACTGGGGGTGCTAACATGAAATCGACTGCTGCCTACAGCAAGTCTCTTGTTGCCGCATCTTTGTATGTTGACTACATCTTCTTGGATACGGATGAACGCCGACGCATGGCCCAAAATCCCCATGAATATTTGATCGAACAACTTCAATTCACTGGTGATGAATCCATCGGATCCTCCAGTAACAAGGTTAAGCTTAACTTCAACCACCCATGCAAGGAACTTGTCTGGGTCGTCCAACCTGATGTTAATGTTAGCTACTGCGATTCTTTCGTTGCCGGAAAGAACTTGCACTCTGCTTTGGGTGCTCAGCCATTTAACTACACGGATGCTTTGGATGCTCTTCCTCACTCCATCCGTGCCTTCTCCAGTGACGCTCAAGTCCAAAGTGTTATCGATGCCAGTGGTATGTTCGCCGATTCTGGTGCTCTTGATGTAAGTGGAGACGGTCAAACTGGTATCGAATCCGATGTTTCGGGTGCATTGAATGCTGCCGTCAACGCCGCCTCTGGTGTTTCGGATGCTGGTGCATTCGTTCTTGCCGAAACTGCCCTTAAGATGCACTGCTGGGGTGAAAATCCAGTTGTCACTGCCAAGTTGCAACTTAACGGACAAGACCGATTCAGTGAACGCGAAGGTTCTTACTTCGATGTCGTTCAACCATTCCAACATCACACTCGTTCCCCAGATGCCGGTATCAATGTTTACTCGTTCGCCCTTCGCCCAGAAGAGCACCAGCCATCTGGAACCTGTAACTTCAGTCGCATCGACAACGCAACCCTTCAATTGGTTGTTTCTGCCGCTGCCATTGGAAACACCGCCACCGCTAAGGTGCGCGTCTATGCCACTAACTACAACGTATTGCGCGTCATGAGTGGTATGGGTGGTCTTGCATACTCCAACTAAGTTTCTTAGTGGAATGCTATCATAACTTCATAATTTATAATTTATAATTGTGGGTTAACGATATTATAATCTATAATTAAAATCATTAATTGTGGGTTATAAATTCCTAACCTATAGTTATTTATTGTTAAATAATAAAATTAATCACAATTTTATTATTTTCATTCTATTTATTTTTCATTTATCATTATTACATGTGTTTTTATTTAAATATAATACACCGATGTATATTAACATATATGGGACAAGCACAAAGTAAACAATATAATTTTGAAGATGTCCAACAAATCATTAAAAATAACAACAAAAATACTGTTATAGTAAATGTCTTACCAGACTACGAACAAAATTGTTTAATTAAAAATACTTTAAATATCAACCATGAAATAAACACAGTAAACGAACTATTAAAAACAAAGAAAGCAATCAATATTATTGTATATGGTCGAAATCATAGTGATATAAATGTAGATAAAAAGCATAACCAACTGTTATCTCTTGGATTCCACAACGTGTATGTTTATAGAGGAGGATTATTTGAATGGCTAACTCTTCAAGATATATATGGGAGAGATGAGTTTCCCACCACCAGCGATGAACTCGATCTTTTAAAATTTAAACCCCCCAGTTATTTAAATAATAACTTACTTACAAATGGCGCGACCGGTGCACTGTCTTAGTATACGGTTATTCGCGAATATTTAATCATATCCTATTTACACAATCATATTTAATCAACAAACTATTATAAAATTGATTTATAATAATTTGTTATGAAATATACATACCTACATAAACAAGCAAACAAACAAACTTAAACTTAACACACGTTAATATCATTATGAATCTTACTCAACAAAAACTGACAAAAAGCGAATGGGAGTTTCTTGAACTCCCCGTGCATAAAAAAGAATTATATATACTTAAGTTTATACACAACTCACATAACGATATAAATGCTTCTGAAAATCCAAATAATTCACTTATTAGTTATCTAAAAATCAATGTAGAAGATTACGAAGACTTTCACAAATACTTTTACAACAAATTTTATGAAGAACCCATCCACCAAATTATAAAACAACATAATTTAAAATACAAGTTGCGTATCAATATAAAAAAACTAAGCATAAAAAAGGCAAATAAAATTAGAATACGAAATATAAATACAAGCGAACTGTTAAAAAACAAAAATATATTTGAAAACCTTTTGATGGAGCAGCTTGAGATGTATTTCAAGCAATGCAGTAACGCAAAAAAATGCTACTATTATTATTCGTTGCTACAATTGTCTAAGAAAAATATCAAACACATCAATTACTTGTTGTTGACATTTGTTAATTATGTGTTAGACACATTTAAAGAAAGCATAGACATAACAAACCTCATTAAATATTCACATCAATACATCGAGGAAAACAAGTTATTGTCGCAATATAACGACGTGTGTTTGTTTAATCATCAGCGTCAAATGATTAGTTTAATCAAAGACAACTCAGATCCAAAATTGATATTGTATCAAGCACCTACTGGGACTGGAAAAACAATGACACCACTGGGATTAGTCAAAGATAAAAAAATAATATTTACTTGCGCGGCTAAGCACGTTGGTCTTCAATTGGCAAAATCTTGCATTGCTCTTCATATCCCTGTCGCAGTTGCGTTTGGTTGCGAAACACCTGATGATATTCGTCTCCATTATTACGCAGTATCTGATTTCGTGAAAAATAGAAAATCCGGTGGCATATTTAGAGTAGATAATAGCAATGGTGCGAAAGTTGAAATCATCATAACGGATATTCAGTCATACTTGCCTTCCATGAATTATATGATGGCATTTAATAAACCAGAAAACTTATTATGGTATTGGGATGAACCAACTATTACACTTGATTATAAAGAACATTTGTTTCATAAAATAATGAAGAAGAACTGGGATAATAATAAAATACCGAGTGTGGTTTTATCTTCGGCAACCTTGCCGTCGTGTGATGAGATATATCCGATGGTTTCAACATTTAAACGCAAATTTAAAGGAGAGCAGTTTAATATAGTTAGTTATGATTGCAACAAAACAATCCAGTTATTAAATACAAAAGGTAGTGTCGTAGTTTTACACGACGAATTCGACGATTATAACGCATTTAAAAAATGTGTTAAATTTGTAGAAAAAAATAAAACGCTACTACGATATATCGATGTAAAACAAGCATCTGAATTTATTGTGTATATGTTAAAGCACGCTGAAAATATCAAATCGCGCTATAAACCAAACGAGTATTTTGAAAACATCTCCGATATTACAATCCATTCAATTAAGTTATATTACTTAAAGTTATGCAAACATATCACTGAAAATGATTTTAAACAATACAAAAAAGGAAAGGCAACATCGAGTGACAAGTCCATGATTAAAATTACAACAAGTGATGCAAAAACATTAACAGATGGGCCTACTATATTTATGACAAATGATGTTGAAAAGATAGGCCTGTTTTACTTAAAAGCATCAAACATACCGGAAACGGTGTTGAGTGACTTGCTTAATATTATTGATACAAATGAAGAATACAGAGGAGCGTTAAATGCTATTATTAAAGAAGAAAAAGAACGAACAGATAAAATAAGTGATAAAGTGTTGGATAGTGCAAGGTCAAATGACAAGGAAGTAAAAATACAAAATGAGTATAATAAAAAAGTCGGCGAATTCATGAAGAAAATGAAGAAAATAGAATTAAGTCCGGAATATATACCAAACAGGGAGGAACATTATAAAAAATGGAATCCCAATACAGAATTACCTAGCAATTTATTTACTAGTAACATAGACGAAAAAATAGTAGAAGATATTGTATCATTAAATATAAATAAAGAGTGGAAATTACTGTTGTTAATGGGCATTGGTGTGTTTAGCAGTAATGCTGATGTAAAATATATCGATATTATGAAAAAGTTGGCAGAAGCACAGCAATTGTATGTCATTATTGCCTCATCCGATTATATTTATGGAACAAACTACCAGTTTTGTCATGGATATTTATCAAAAGACTTGCAGAATATGACTCAAGAAAAACTGATACAAGCGTTGGGAAGGGTGGGAAGAAAAAATATACAAAAGTCATATAGTATTCGGCTGCGAGATGATAAGATTGTAGAAAAGTTGTTTACAGAAGAAAAAGACAAAATAGAAGTAAAAAATATGAATAGATTGTTTGCTTAGGTAAACTAAACAATCACCGGTCTACATGATAGTGGATAATATTACACGAGACTACATAATAAGATAGTTAAAAATAATAAAATTTATTTTTATTATTTTTATTATTTTTATTATTTTTATTATTTTTATTATTTATTGCGTTGAGCTCGAGTCGGATTCTTCATTACACACATCTTTGTATACATTATATAAACGAGCGCATTCTTTCATGTCAAAAGTTACATTTTCAGCACCGGATTCACACAATACCCAATCCAAAAAAGCGCGTCCTTTTCTACTGAGATTATTATTTTTAGTATTATCTATTACAGGCATTTACTTTAATTATTATATAATATTTAAGTTCATTATTATATAATATTTACAATCCACCTCGAAGTCGCAATACCAAATGAAGGGTTGCTTCTTTTTGAATGTTATAGTCGCTGAGCGTTCTACCGTCTTCCAACTGTTTTCCAGCAAAAATCAATCGCTGTTGGTCCGGTGGAATGCCTTCCTTGTCTTGAATCTTTTGCTTTACATTTTCAATTGTATCACTTGGCTCTACATCCAATGTAATCGTTTTGCCAGTTAAAGTTTTTACGAAAATTTGCATCTTATAATTATTATCATTTAATTGTTTTTAAATTAGTTTGATAATACTTGTAATATCTTTAATAATAATCTATACTAATCTATACTAATCTATACTAATCTATACTAATCTAATCTAATCTAATCAAAAGAAACTATAATCTCCACATTTTCCTTTTTAATACTTTTGGTAGCCGAAACCGACAATTCCTCTCTTGTTTTTCGCGTTGTTTTATCTACTTTGCCTTTTACATTTTTAGAAGTGCTGTTTCGTTTATTCATATCCGCCGTAATTTCACTTACATTTTTCTCAATATACTCTAATATCTTATTTTCCAATATCCATCTAAAAAAGTTTAATTGACCTATTGTAGTTTGAATATGAGTACCATCATTATATGGAATTGTGATTCGATCCCAACGACAAAACGGGTCAAATCGCTTTTTTGAATACGCACGCAACTTTAATTTGTATTCTAAATACACTTTAAATCTTCTTTCTTCACCAGTTTCATGTTTAAATTTGTATACCGTAAAATGTTTTTTACTATAATTAGTAGCAAACCAATCTATTAACCTTAGAGATATACTTGATTCTCCGTTAATGATAGGCAAAATCTTCTCAAGATTACCGTCTCTATTGTAGAAACTAAGCATATTATTTAATAACAAACTATTTTGTGTAATATAGCCGGACATATATAAGTTATCTAGTAATTCGTATTTAAATTATTATTTTGCCTTATATATTTTTCTTGGTTCATCAAGTCATTTATATAATTATTTTGGGAGAGAAAAGGATTGCCATTACTTTGCACAACTAAATCCCGCTGATTTATTCGATTCGCAATTGTATCCCTATTATTATTGCCATATTTACCACCATTTGTAGTATTTGATGTGAAACCCCTTTCAACATTTAACTGAAATGTTGAAACTTTCTCTCCCAAATCACGACTCTTTTCTTGACTGGACGGGGGATTTATATCGGCATCGTTTGTTTCCGCCCGGCGCTTCACAGATTTTTGAAGTTTTTCGCCCGGTTTTGTAAATTTATGATACATCATATTATAATTATATATATGTATAACCATAATATTTATTAATTAATCAAGCTTATTTGTTTTTGTTTGTGCGGTCCATCACTCTTTTTTGATTATTTTCATTTGTTTCGCAAATCTAAAATCTTCGGAATTTTTGGTCCCCCTCTTAATATTACATTTATAGCAACAAATCTCTACATTATCTATTGTGTGTCCTATACTATTATCAATTCTTTCTAACGTCCACTGCAAGGGATCACGAACATCATTAAACAATATCTTACATAAATTTTTACAATAAAAACACCGATGTCTTGAAATTATCATTTTTTCAATTAAATCATTTAAACTAATAAATCCATCGCTATCATACTTTTTCTTTTTAATATCTTGCTGTTTATAACCAGATAACTTACGCTTCAACTCCCCTATATACAACTCTTTATACTGAAACTCACATTCGCCATATATTTTTTTAATACTATCTATTTGTGTTTTTATATCTAATACACGGCTATCCGATATATCTTTCATAGTAGCCCGTTTTTTTTCTTTTACACCCTGTATTGCTTCTATGTTTGATTTCCCCGTTATTACTAATTTTTTCATATGTATTATAATATATATTAAAACAACCATTTAAACAAATAACTTGTAATTATTAGTTAATTAATTATAAAAAAGGGTATAAACTCTATTAATTATATTATAGTATATGAAGAATAATGATGAATGTGTAGAACTTAAAAACATAAAGTATAAAACAATGTTAATGAATAACATTCAATCATCGAAAGAACCACATGTAACAAACATAGAATCATTTTTAGAAAAAGAAAAAACTATAAGTAAAAACCAGCATTGGAGTAAACTAAGTAAACTAACAAAGAAAAACAAACTAGTCAAGTATTCCGAAGATTACTCGCAAAAAAACAACTATACAGAAGAAGAAAAAAACAATTTAATAAGCTTTTTATTAAAAGCACTGGATAGAAAGAAACTGCAGCGAGTGAAAGATGTTATATATGATATTGAAACACAAGTAATTGTAAATATACCAGCGCTAATCATTAATAAACAAACAAAGAAATATACCATAAAAAGTTTAGATAAAAAGGTGTCCACTTTAAAATCACTGGCTCCTAGAAAAATAAAAAATAAAGATAAGAAGCCAAAAGACAAGAATCAGAATGATAAGAAGCCAAAAGACAAGAAGCTGAAGGACAAGATGCCCAATGACAAGAAACCCAAGGATAAAAAAACGAAACCAACTGAAGATGACTAAGCATACCATATACGCAAAACCACAATCATATTAATACACCCGTGTATATTAATTAAATTGATATAAAGTAAATATAATGATATTATATAGACAACAGTTAAATGACACATATGGACGATCTGCCTGAATTAAAAGATGAATACGATTCATTTCAATTAAGCGACGATTTTACAGATACATCCTATCACGAAGATTTCTTAGAAACAATTGACATATTTATTGGTGAATATGTCAATCATAATATAATGGACTATATTTATTATGATTTTGAAGATAGAGTTAAAGATGCGATATATACACAAATATCTGAACTATACAATGAACAAATAAACTATTTGGACATCACTTTAGATGATACGATAGACGAATGTGTATATTTGTATTTCATGAAACACGGTTGTCCGCGTTCGTATGAAGAATCTGTTGTTTTATCCCCACCAATCGACAATATTATCACCAAACAACTAACTAAAATTAAAAATAAATATCAGCCCGAACAAAGAACAGTTGATTGGTATACATTTCGTTGGGACGGGTTGACCGCCAGTAATTTATGGAAAATATTTGATACACAATCCAGTATTAATAGTTTAATATATAGTAAATGTGTTCCTATTGATGTGAAAAAATATCAAACTGTAAATATAGACTCACCATTTCATAACGGTCATAAATACGAGCCGTTATCGTTAATGATTTATGAAGAAATGTATGATACAGAAGTAAGTGAATATGGATGTATCACGCACGATAGATATGACTTCTTAAAAGCATCCCCTGATGGTATCAATACAAAAAAAGGGAATCCTCGATATGGGAGATTGGTTGAAGTTAAAAACCCTGTCAGTAGAAAATTAACTGGAATACCAAAAAAAGACTACTGGGTTCAAATGCAGCATCAAATGGAAGTGTGTGATCTTAATGAGTGCGATTTCTTGGAAACCATCTTTAAAAGCTATGAAAATGAAAACGAATTTAACAACGATGGCACATTTATCACAACTGCTGATGGAAAGCGAAAAGGTATTATGATACGATTTTATGACAATAAAGAACCAATCTATGAATATGCACCCTTAAATATAACAAAACCAGAATTTGAGGTTTGGTATGCAGAAACAATGGATAAAAATAAACATTTAACTTGGATTGAAAACATTTATTGGTATCTTGAAGACATATCTATTGTATTAGTAACTAGAAATGAAAAATGGTATAATAAAGCATTACCTAAAATGATTGAAACATGGGACACTATTATAAAAGAACGCAAAGAAGGTTTCGACCATCGGAAACCAAATAAAAGGGAAAAAGCGCCTCCCAAATCACTGTCAAAATCAAAACAATCCAAAATAAAAACGGAAGAACCTATCGTATTTAATGACGACGGAACAGATATTACCAGTGATAATTTTAACTTTTCCTATTTAAACAATAGAAGCAACAAAAGCACCAAAAACAAAATCGTTATTAAAATAGATACAAATAATATTTAAACAACTATATATTTTACCTTTCTTTTGCTATTATAAACAACACTACCGACCTTTACTCCTTTTTTTAAATTTCCACAGGTAGTATAACATATTTTAAGATTTCGCAAGTTTCTATATTTTGTATTTTGCTTACATAATTGAGCCGCAAATATGATTTCTTCTTGTGTTGGCTCTGTGTTTTCAATTACAACATGACCGGATGGAAACGAGTTTAAATGAAGCCAAGTATACTCTTTATTGGAATCAACCAATATCCAATTTTCATCTGCAGTTGAACCTACTTTAATTATCGTATCATTTAATACTACTTCTTTCATTGTGCTTTTATTCAAACAATATTTGCTTAATAATATTTGCTTAATAATATTTGCTTAATAATATTTGCTTAATAATATTTGCTTTTTTAATAATGTATTTGATTTTACATTATTAAATAGTCAATTTAATATGTTGCGTATAAAGAAGAACACATACTTGGGAATGGTTCATTTCCATCGCAAGGAGATGAAATCAAATTGGGAGAGATGTTGTTTGTTACTTGTGCATAACTACTCATTTCTGATTTTGGAACATTTTTAGCTTGTTGTGAATATGTTGTTGAATCAATTACCTTTTTATCAGTTGTTTTAAAACTTTTCAATAATAATTCGTTGTATGTAGATGGGTAATTTTGCATATTGCTAAAGCCTTCTCTTTTAAAAAATATCATTAATACCGCAAAAAAAGCAAATGCTAATAAAATATATTCAAATGTTTTTTTCATTGTATATAATTTCAATTTAGATAAAAAAACAAACACGCTATTTAATAACTTATTTTAAATAATTGTTTAATAATAATTGCTTAAAATAATAATAGTATATTATTTTACAAATGTCTGAAAAATATGAAGATTGTGTTATTAAGCGTAATGGAAATAAAGAACCGGTATCATTTGATAAAATTTTAAAACGTATTAAATCAATCAGTCAGGAGAAAACAAAATTACATGTTAATTATACATCACTTTGTCAAAAAATCATAGATCAGTTATATGATGATATTACTACGCAAGAAATCGACGAATTGACAGCACAACAATGCGCTTCTATGGCTACCACACATCCTGATTATGGAACTCTAGCCAGTCGTATTTTAATTTCAAACCATCATAAAATGGTCGACGCAAATTACCTACACGCCATCGAAAAATTATACAATAACACAGATATTCATAACATAAAAACACCTATTATTTCAGAAAAACTATATAATATTGTAAAAAATAATCATGAAGACATCCAATCTTGGTTTGATTTTGATCGCGATTACCTTTTGGATTATTTTGGATTTAAAACGCTAGAGCGAGCATACCTTCTTAAAATCAATAAACAATTAATAGAACGACCTCAACATATGTGGATGCGTGTTGCACTTGGTATTCATTGCGACGATTTAGAAAAAGCAAAAGAAACATATGATATGATGAGTAATAAATATTTTACACATGCTACCCCCACTCTTTTCAATGCCGGAACACCTCGACCGCAACTTAGTTCCTGTTATTTAATAGCGATGGAATCTGATAGCATACATGGAATTTATAATACTTTGGGTGATTGTGCTGCTATAAGTAAATGGGCCGGTGGTATTGGCATGCACATCCATAATATTCGAGGTGCCGGTAGTCATATTAGAGGAACAAATGGAACTAGCAACGGAATTGTTCCTATGTTGCGAGTATTTAATAATACGGCGCGGTATGTTGACCAATGTGTTCTCCCGGACACAACTATTTACACTACAGAAGGTCCAAAAGAAATACAGTTGTGTGAACCAAACAAAACCGGTATATTTACTACAAAAGGTCCAGAAGTAATAGAAAATGTCTTAGAACATCCATACGAAGGGGAACTACTAGTAATTAATAACAATTTATCATTTAAACCCCTTTCTATCACCCCAGAACACCCAGTTTATTGTTTAAAAAATCAGAAAAAAGGGCTTAATTATGAAGTAATTAAAAATAGGCTTGATAAAAAGCTGATAGTACCGGAATGGATTGATGCAAAAGATTTAGTCGAAGACGATATGCTTGTATTTACAAAACCTAATTATCAAGTTGATAACCCAAAAATTACTGCGGACGATTGTTATATGTATGGATTATTGCTGGGAGATGGTTCAATGGATAATTCATCTACGCGTTCATATATTTCACTTCATTCTACAAATAAGGCAAAAAATCTGGAATTTATAGAAAATTACCTATCAAATAAATTCGTGGAATATTCTATTTCGCAAGAAAACAATACTACTAGAATTTCGTGGAATAAATCGTTACAACTACATTTTAGATATTCCACATTATATGATTCAAACAAAGAAAAAAAGCTCAATTGTGATTGGTTAAATTTACCCATTGAAAAAGCAAAATATATTGTAAAAGGTTTAATTGATAGTGACGGTTGTAAATCAAATGAAATAACATTTGATACTACTTCCAAAAATCTGGCAGAATCGCTTAGATATATTTTGTTAAGAATGGGAATTCCTACCGGTGGATATATTAGAGATAGAATAGGTGAAAAACATACTACTAAATACGGAGATGTCATTGAAAATAAGAAAATAGCATACTGCTTACGAATACCTAAAACACAAGAATTATCTGAATTGTTACAAGTTGAAAAGGGGTCTTTCACGAAATTTTTTTCATATAATAATTTAATATTTAGTAGAATATCAACTATCACAAAAACCCACTATACCGGGACTTTATATGACTTGCAAATGAGGAAAACGCACGACTACATGATTCACAATGGTGTCGTCCATAATGGAGGGGGGCGTAGAAACGGCAGCTTTGCCATTTATTTGGAACCATGGCATCCAGACATTATGGAATTCCTTGATATGAAGAAAAATCATGGAGACGAAGAAGCCCGAGCCCGAGACTTGTTTTACGCACTATGGTTAAATGATCTTTTTATGGAAAGAGTAAAGCAAAATAAAAAATGGACTTTAATGTGTCCTGATGTGTGTAGAGGATTGTCTGATGTATATGGTGATGATTTTAAAACACTTTATGAGGAATATGAATCAAAAAACATGGGGATGCGAACAGTTAATGCCAGAGAGGTGTGGTTTAAAATATTGGATAGTCAATCAGAGACAGGTGTCCCATATTTATTATATAAAGACGCTTGTAACAAAAAATCAAACCAGAAAAATCTAGGAACCATTAAAAGCAGTAATTTATGTTGTGAGATTGTAGAATATAGTGACGATAAAGAAACCGCCGTTTGTAATCTAGCATCAATCGCGCTAAGTAAATTTGTAAAACCTCCTACTTATCCATTTAAAAATACCGGCGCAGAGAGCATTAAAGTTTACACTAAAAACAACTGCAACTGGTGCTTGATGATGAAAAACGAACTAAAGAAAAACAAAATTTCTTATACGGAAGAAGTGGTTGAAGTAGAAGATTTTGAGTCATTTAAAAAACAACATGGTGTAGAAACGGTGCCACAATTATACGACGGAGACGAACTAATTGGCGGTTACTCAAAAGTGGCAGAACTATTGAAGCCTGAGTTTGATTACGATGAACTACATCATATTACAAAAATCGTGACTGCTAATTTAAACAAAGTAATTGATATTAACTTTTATCCTACTACTAAAACACGCACATCTAATATGAGAAATAGACCGATTGGTATAGGAGTTCAAGGACTAGCGGATGCGTTTGCGTTGCTTAATCTGCCTTTTCATAGCGAAGAAGCGTCGCGAGTCAACGAAATGATTTTTGAAACTATGTATCATGCTGCTCTTGAAAAAAGTATGGAAATAGCTAAAATAGAAGGTCCATATAGTTCATTTAAAGGTTCCCCGGCAAGCAATGGAATTCTTCAATTCGACATGTGGAATGTTAAAGTATCAAACAACCGATATGATTGGGATAAATTAAAGCATGATATTAAAGAAAATGGTATTAGAAATTCGTTATTGTTAGCACCAATGCCTACAGCAAGCACCAGTCAAATCTTGGGAAACAACGAGTGTTTTGAACCATTTACTTCCAATATTTATGTTAGAAGGACAATAGCCGGTGAATTTGTGATTATTAATAAGCACTTACTAAGTGAATTAATCAATACCGGATTGTGGAATGAGGATACAAAACAGCAAATGGTAAAAGATAATGGTTCCATACAAAATATTAAAGCAATTCCACAGGCATTAAAAGATAAATATAAGATAGTGTGGGAAATTCCTATGAAACATATTATTAATATGGCGGCGGAAAGAGGTAAGTTTATATGCCAAAGTCAATCCATGAATTTGTGGATGAAAAATCCTACTTATGATAAACTAACCACCATGCATTTCTATAGTTGGTCGAAAGGATTAAAGACAGGACAATATTATCTAAGAACAAAAGCCAAAGCCGCTCCACAACAATTTACAGTAGAACCCGATAAAATGACTACCAAAACAGATAGTTCGGATGATTACGAAGAAGAAGAATGTTTGATGTGTGGTTCGTAATAATATCCATAATAACACCATATAAATCATACCATATAAATCATACCATATAAATCATACCATATAAATCACACCATATAAAAAATAATTATATAATCAATAAAAAATTATATAATTATTACTATTCTAAGTGATATTTACT